CAATCGTCTTTGTTGTCTTTTAGCCACTCAGCGTCCTGATCTTTCATCCAGTCAACGAAGTGTTCTTTGATTTCTTCATACTTGTAAGTCATGGCGTTTGCCCTCCTTCTGTACTTATATAGATAGCAATCATTGCACACACTGTCAACAGGAAAAGAAAGAAAAAAAGAATTTTTTTTCAGCAGGTGCCGGGCCGCAGCAGCGCAGCGGCTGCAGCGAACAACCAGAACAATTGTACTGGTTAGCGCCGGGGGCCGCAGCACGGACAAAAAAATACCCGGCTCTCGCCGGGTCAGGTAATGAAAATTTTACGAGTTGCCTCCTAGAGGCTACATCATCTCCAAAAATTTTGTCCACGCAAGAGCAGTGGCCTCTTTCATGGTGTAACCGATTTCTACAAAATCATCGGTTACTTCTTCAATCCACATTTTTGCTTCTTGTTCAGTCATCTTGCCCTCCTGTTTAAGTGCAGCCAGCGGAGGTATGGACGTATCCATATAAACCCTTTATCCGCTGACCTAGCCACAATTACAATAACCTAACGGCGTTATACTTTTGGCTTACTTATTATATATAGCAATCACTGCAACACCTGTCAACAACAAAAAGCACAAAAAAATAAAAAAGTATCATTTGGTACAAAACCGCTGACAACTGGGACGGCAAAAACAACACGAACAATTGTACTGATTACTGGGGACCTGCCAGGGGCAGCAGCAACTGGGTGCCGGGGACTGAAAGGAGTTCCTGCCGGGGGCCAGTAGCCCGATCCCGAACAATTGTACTATTACCGAACAAAAAGCCCCGGCAGCACGAGGCCACCGGGGGTAGTTTTCCAAGGGAGGAGGGGACAGGATGACCCCGATTCAGCCCCGATGTCAAGCCCGACCCCGATCAAACCCCGATCCCGATGCCCCGATCAGCAGCCCAGTGACCCCGAACCCGAACAATTCTACTGGTATAGGCCCGAAAAGCCCGATGGTCGCCGCCCCCTCCCCCCGCGCGGGGTGTTTCATGGGAATATCTGGGTTATTCGCTATCTTCCGCTATATCTTGTGGGTCATGCTCAATAATTCCTACATCTGGTGTTACATTTACCATACGAGACTCAGCCAAACGCTTAAAATCTGCCAATTTGTTCGCAATATCCTGCTTTGTGTTGGCTGTGATCTCCTCTTTTACAACGTGTTGTTTGTTGATAAGTAGTCCCGCTGCCTTCAAACGCAGTTCCTCTGCTCTCAACGCATCGCTAAACTTACCCATTTCCCACGCCTGATCCCTGATCTTCTTTAGATCCCGAATAGACTTATCGATTGTCACCCCGAAACGAGCCTGTGTCTCCAGTCTCATCTCCTGTAGGCGTTCTGCTACGACTGGGTTACGCAACAGCCGTACAGCTTGCACTGTGGGGTTTTTGTACCCTGCTTGCCTAGCCGCTTCAGTCTGTGTCATATCCTTGTGCAGATACATATCCAGAAACTGTTGCTGCTGGGGTGTTAATCTTTTGTGTCCAGCAAGCCGCTGTTCCTTTGGTAGATCTTCTCCGACATTCGGCATTACGCCCTCCTAAGTAGAACAATTCTTCGGGTTGCATTTGGCAGCAACCACACGTTACAGGGTATAGGTTTGTTTATACCTATACCCCTATGTAATAGGGAGAAAAACCCAAACATTAAACCTTGAGCCTTTTCAATGACTTAACACCCCTATTTTACTTTGTTTGTGCTATCATTGCAAACCCAAACCAAAACCTCTTAACCCATTGATACATAACAACTTTATGAACTTTGGGGTACCAACTTTGGGTTTATAAACTTCTAAACCTAAACCAGAACGTATCAAGAACACGCCTATTTTCCCTTCCATGTAAGATACACTCCCGACCCCATCAGCACTGTCCCGATCATCAGAGTCCCGATATGTAACCAGAACAATTCAAAGCTATGTGGCATAGGCTCGACTGCTGACATCAGCAGCACAAGTAAGAACCCTGCGCCAGTAACATAATTTCCTGTTTTAAATCCCATCACTCGCCTTCCTTTCCATCGCTAATAAATAAAAATCCAGGATCATTGCCTTCTGGGTCACGGCTAACTTCAATAACAAAAGCCCCCAACTTGGGATGCACTAACCCGAATGTAGGGTATCCATCATCGCTCATCCAGAACTTGGTAATCTTAGCCCCTTCCAACCGACCATAATATTTTTGCCAGTAATCATCACTTCCATGTCTTTCATAATTAGTCATTTCATGCCCCTCAGTAAAAAAGCTATTACATCAACTGTAAAGCCGTTGCCCAACATCCTGTAACGCTGTGTATTCGATACATGGTTGGTGTAGTTATCTGGAACGGTTTGCAACCGCTCACACTCGATTGGCGTTAGTTTACGCCACATAAGCCGCATATCATCGCTGTACGCATCTGGATAGCGACCTGTTGGTAGTGGGGATAGCAAAGTATCCTTTTCCACTGTAGACAGACATCTAGCCTTTCCCTTGGTGTCATGCACCTCTAGGCACTGGCTAACAGGAACATTTTTGTTGTAATCATCGCGCACACCATTATTTAGCCTACGACCCACGATAGACGCAGGGTAAAGAACCTTCGGCTCCAGATTGCCACCACTAGCCGCTGCAAGCGTTGGTGCCTTGCCATCTGGGTGATACACACGCCTATTGTAATCATGCCCCTTCAGATCAGCTTCTCCAGCCAGAACTGTACCTTCTGCGTCCGCTTCATCAGCGAAATCAAACACCAACTGCCGCCTATGCTTTTCAAAGTATGACTTTAGATTGCCGCCTTTAAAGTAATTAGCATCAACGCAATGCGCTTTATCGCGGTCTGTAAAGCCATCTTCCAATATGTCCTTTAGGTATATGCGTTTGTTTTCCGGCAACGACCTGACGGGAATATTTGTCCAGTACAGTCTTCGCCTATTTTGTGCGCTGACAAGATTGGAATTAATATCCACGGGTTTGCACCCTAATTGTTCGCTTATGACATCTTGGAACTCCTGCTTCATATTGACGTTTTCCAGCAGGAAATACTTCGGTTTGCATTCTTTCAGAACACGAACAAATTCAAAGAACAATTTGCTGCGCGGGTCATCAAACGCCAATTGGCCTCCGGCAAACGAAAATCCCTGACACGGACTGCCGCCGATCAATAGATCAACTGCTGGCAGATCACCTGCTGTAATCTTCGTTACATCGCCCAAATGGACTGTATCTGGGTAGTTAGCCTTGGCAACTGTGATTGCATACTTATCAACCTCGCTGGCAAAGTAACTGGTGACAGGCAAGCCAGCCCTATCAAGAGCCAGCCTTGCACACGACATCCCATCGAACAAACTAAGTACATTCATTTAAAACCCCTTTCTAGGGTATCCATGTTGTTCAATAAGTTTGCCTTGTTGGTTGTATATCCATCCTTGAATATATGTATCCTCATCCATAAATGTTGCGCCTTTAACACCATATTCTACTTTCAGAACATTTTTGCCATCAAGGTGATTATCAACAAAGTCCTTGCTGACTACATCAATGATAATACCAAACATCCTATGATCCAGAATGCGTGATATTGTTTTTTCTTCAGCGTTTTCGCTGCCATTGTCATCAAGGTAGTTTTTTTCAAAATTCATAGCAAATGAGCCATCATCTGAAAGTGTTGTTGGATCTACGATCATCGTAATATCCACGAATAAATTTTCTGGATCCTGCACACGATCATTCACATTGCTCATGCCGAACATTTTGTATATGTCATCTTTCGCATGGGTATGGATCAGTGAAGCTGATTCATCAGCCTCTTCTATTTCACCATCTTTGTGAAAGTATTTTGTCACGAGATCACGCCTACCATTAGGCTTTATCTCCATGTCATAGACCTCCACCATGTCCCATGTTCCATCAGAACCAGAGTCACCTTGAGGCCAATGGCGATTTTTCAAACCCATTGACACAAACTTTTTGACTTCTTCAACACTCTCCAATCCCATTGTTGAGTGATTTTCATTCACTAATGCGTAGTACGGCATTGCTCTCTCCTTTTGCCCTTATTTAGCTTCTAGTTTATAATCATGGATAATCGTACCCAGATCAGAATTGCCTCTTATGTGAGGCGGTATCCACGTTGGCTCACTACGCCCTTTAATGCGCCTGTGGTGTCCTCTTACCCAATGCTCCCTCTTAGGCGTTCCATGCCCTGTAAACATCTGTTCATAGACCTTTACACCGCGAGGCTTGGGTAACTGGATTGTCACGACCTTGTATTCATTCTTAGGAACCACACGCCCAAAGCGTATA